TGTGCGTTTTCGAGCGGCGGACAGAAAAATGGACATTCTGATGTCAGTCTTTCCTGAGGGGTATGAAAAGGCCATGGATCAGCCTGATGCGACATTTGTAGGAGTGAAATATAATGAAGAGGCACAGGAAGGAATTCGTGATGTGTATAAACGAATTAAGGAGAAATGGGTTGCGGCGGGAATTCCCATTGGCGGAGAACAATTTGTGTCGTATCCACGACTACCGATTGATGATGAAACATTTAGAAAAGAATTTATCAATCAAGCGGATTCATCCATTGCAAATAAGGTAGTTTTGCAGAAACGTTTAGCGGGTTTAATTTCGTACTATCAGGGTTCTAAGGAAGAATATATGCCTAGAATTGCTAAAAATGAGATTGTAAAATGCGAAATGAGCGATCATACCTTGTCTAGTTATGTGGTGGAGAGACAGCGTGAAATCAAAGGAGAAGCAGGAAAGCAAAAGGAGACGGGAGATGTATTTGCGACAGTAGAAATGTTTGCGAAGATGAAGAATCCGTCTAGTTATCGGTTTCGGAGTCGTGCATTGTGTAATTTTGCATTTCCTAAAACCATTGAGCGTCCCTTTCCAGGTACATTGGAGGAAGCAGATGAAGAAGTGGCGGTGGTGGATGATTTAGAGGTGATGGAAGCAGCGACGGATCCTGTTGCTGATTTGGAGGCGGCATCCAATGTGGCGGAAGAAGAACAGATGATTGTAGATCCTGATGAAGTGGATGAACAACAGGGAGGATTTTGGCCGTTTTCTTCGGATTCGAATTCAGAAAAAAAATTGGAAGAAATATCGAAAAATAATTCCAAAAAGAATTTGGAAAAGAATTCAGAATCGGAATCAGAATCAGAATCCGAGTCAGAGTCAGAGTCAGAGTCAGAAAAGAGTTCAGATAAAGAATCAAAAAATAATTTGGAAAAGAAATCCAAAAATATTTCCAAAAATAATTCAGAAAAAGAGTCAGAGTCAGAGTCAGAGTCAGAGTCAGAGTCAGAGTCAGAGTCAGAGTCAGAGTCAGAATCAGAATCGGAATCGGAATCGGAATCAAAATCAGAAAATAATTCCAAAAATAATTTGGAAAAAGAATCAGAAAATAATTTGAAAAAGAATTCCAAAAAGAATTTAGAAAAAGAATCAGAATCAGAGTCAGAATCAGAGTCAGAATCGGAATCGGAATCAGAATCAGAGGAAAATGGACAGGAAGGAGGAATGAATGGAGATCCTGTGAATGAAAATCCACTTGTTCCAAGATCAGATGCGGCAAATGCAATGAGCGCAACAAATGCAATAAGCGCAACAAGCGCAATAAGCGCAGTACCTTCTCAGCGTAAAAAACGTCGCACACCAGAACAAATGTTGGCCAATGCTCGTAAGGAATACCAAGAACGTATTCGTAGGGAGGAAGAAAGAGAGCGATTAAAAGCAGAAAAAGCTGCAAGTGGAATAAAAGTTCCAAGAAAGCCTCGTGTATCTGCTATGGCTGCAATTACAGAGGAACCAGTTGCAGAAGCAGTAGTAGCAGAGCCAGTAGCAGAGCCAGTAGCAGCAGAGCCATTATCAAAGCCAGTAACGGTTACAAAGACACCAAGAAAACCTCGTGTATCTGCAAGTGTACAAGCTGCACAAGTAATAGCTGCAGAACCAGTAGTACCTGCGGAACCAGTAGTACCTGCGGAACCAGCAACATTAGTAGAACAAACAGTACCTGTAGCACCAGTTCCATCCATAAAGAAAGTACCAAAGAAACCCCGTGTATCTGCTGCAGCAATGGCATCAGTAGCAGAGCCAGTCGCAGAGCCAGTTGTAGTAGAAGAAGTAATAACAACTACTACACGCATGGTACCATACAAGGAACAGATCAAAAATGCAATGGACAAACTGGATAAACAGCGTGACATGTTTCTGAAATTGGATTCGCCTCATTTAGAATCACGCCTAGCAAATTATTCTACCAAGCTGGATCACATGTTGCGCCGCATTGAACAATCTAAGGGTAGCAATCTGGTGTATTCCCAATTTAAAACGGTAGAAGGTCTCGGCGTTCTTGGTATTTCACTAAAAGCAAATGGTTATGTGGAAATCAAAATAGAAGGTGGTGATGGTAATCCTGTATTTTCGGAAGAAACAGAAGTATCATTTAGAAAGGGACCAGCCGCTAAAGAGAAACGTTTTATTTCGTTTACAGGAGAGGGATCCAAGGAGCGCCGCAATTTGGTACTAAATATTTTTAATGGTAATTTTGACAAGTTACCTGCGAATATGCGCACGATCTTGGAAGAATCCGGATATACCGAGCGCAAGAATAATTATGGTGAAATCTGTTGGGTAATTGGAATTACAGGAGCAGGAGCAGAAGGTATTTCCCTCAAATGTTGCCGTTCAGTTCACATCATGGAGCCCTACTGGAACAATGTGCGTTTGGATCAAGTGAAGGGTCGTGCCATTCGTATTTGTTCACATAAGGACTTGCCTTTTAAGGATCGTGATGTGGATATTTACACATATTATACTGTGTTTTCCAAAGAGCAAATTGATACGAAACTAGATATGGTGATTAAAACCACGGATAACAATCGTACATCGGATGAAAACGTGTTCTATGTGAGTTCTAAAAAGGACAAAATCAATCAAGAAATTTTACAATTGATGAAAGAGGCTGCGGTGGATTGTCAGTTGAATGCAGCGGATAATGAAGGGGTTAGTTGCTTTGTGATTAAGGATGGTCGCCCTGATCAGTATTTGTTTGATCCAAATTTGGAAGTGGACAAATTGTTGACAAGCATTGAATACAAGGAGGAAGCTCAAGAAGAGCCCTCTGCTCCTTTAGGCCCTAAAAGTGCAGCCCCACCACCTAAAGCCGCCCTCACGGAAAAAATCACGGTCATTAATTATAAGGGTGTTCAATATCTTTTACGATTCAAGAAGGGATCTGGTAATCTGGTGTATCATATGTATCAATATGGAGACACGCAATTTGAAACTCCAGTAGGAGAGATTGAAATTGATCCTGTGACAAAGAAGTTGACACCGCCACCGCTATTCTACTAAGTGGAGGCGCTAACGTATGCTCCGCTAACACACCCCCTACTTTTCATAATTTGTTATAAATACTTATAAATATTACTTGTAAGTATTTACATTACTTTATAATTTTATCAGGAGAGGGGTGTGTTAGCGGAGCATACGCTGGTGTCTCCACTTAGGTCTTATACGTATCAAACGAATCAGGGAAGGCAGTATAAACCCAATCCGCTTTACATTCACGCAGAATGTCATCAGAAGATGCCGCATGATCAAAGAAGTGCGTCCATGCAAGGTCAAATTTAAAGGAGCCCGAACCCGTTATAATAACATTACAGGAAGAATCAACCTGACCTGGTAGACTCTGGGAACCTTCAGATGCATTTGTAAGATAAATAGGTCTATTTCTATTAAATGATACAGTTGAACTCATAGAACCCTTGTTATTCGCAATATCATTTATTGGTGCACATTTAAATGATAAGCCAGTATCATTATTGGAAACAATGAGAATATACCATACATTTAATGAAATATTTGTCGGTATTTTTTTAACACCGTTATTTCCTTCAATATTAGACATAACTGTAAGGATAGCAGTACTTCCATTAACAGGTGTGGCATTAATATAGGTTTGAACATCATGTGTCCAGAAATGAAAGATTCTATTATTCACAGGCATAGTTTGAAAGCGAATTGCAAAGGTAAGTGTCTTCCAACTTTGATATGCAATATTTGGTGTAGAAATAGAGGAATCGCTATTAAAGCGTATAAATCCTTTTTTCCCTGGAACCGATGCTTTTTCATCTGTTCGTATATGATATTCAGGATTAGCCACTGACATAAATTGACCAAATAGACCAGGATTGCGTAGCTCTTCCCATGCACCTGATTTAGGTCCCACTTCATAGGTGAGAAAAGGGGCTGTTTTTTCGCAAGTAAGTGAATAATTGGTTGGCTTAAAACTAGATTGACCACTGACAGGATTGGCCTGGATTTGAAGGCAATTCCAGCCTCCACCACAATCTTCAAAATATATTTTGGTAATATTTGGCTTATTTGCATGATAGGTAGTTGTTTGTGTAGATTCATACCATGTAGGTCCTTGCCAGCCAAGATTTTCAAAGAGACCAGGTTGATCTCGTATGGGCCAGGGATCATTTTCCCACCATCCACGGTCTTCTTGTGTCCAATATGATACATACTGCCACCAAAACCACCAAGCATAATGTGGTACATTCACTATATTTGTATGCCATCTACGCCCAGTACTATTACTCATAGCGAGTTTATCAATATCTGCTGGCTGATTCACTGCAATCCAGAAGCCATCATCTACCTGAACTTTGAATTTCACAGAAAATTCACTTGGGGCACGAATATCTGTTAGTTGAAGCATGCAGCCATAAGGTCCTCCACCAATTTGAGCCACTTCAGATGGACCTGGACGTAATTGAACAATATCACGCTCAATGGTACGTCGTAGAAATCCTCTAACACGTTTTGTATCACCAGTATCAGGTATAAGCCAAAAGACTTCAACACCTTGTTCATAGGGTGCTCGTTGAATACCCTGATCTGGTGTAATACCCAAAAATTTAGTCATTGCTGCCCGCTGTTTAGCATAATCAGATCCCTTCATGTCCGCAATCAATTGATTCAAATATTGTTTTACTCCACCATATGTACCCATGGTATTGTAGGTGGTAATTGTATCTGAGTTTGGATACATAGATCCAGTTGCTTGTCCACCCATTTTAAGAAATAGATTCTGAATGCAAATAATTTCAAAGGGTGCAGCAGATCCATCTGATATTTCATTGCATGCACTGTAGCCTGAGATGGCGCCCCGTTTCAAACATAAATCTCTGGCGGATGCACCGATTCCAGAAGTTGCAGATTGTGTTGTATTACCTGCTAGTGTGCGAACTTCTTGTAAGGCAGCAGTTACAGTTGTGTGTCCTTGTTTAAAAAGATCCATATTCATTGGTGGATTTGCCACTTTGTTATAGATTTTAACAGAGTCGGCATCGGTTAGATTACCAATATAATTTTGTGGATCAGAGGAACCTTTTAGTGCAATTGCCAGTGCACCATTATCCGTGCAACCTCCTGCTAACACTTGATTATAAAGGCATGCAGAAGAGAGACGACCGTTAACTGGATCACATGTACGATCTACAATGGGTTGTGGGCCAGAACCAGGTGGAGGAGGTGGAGGACATTGAACACCATTAACAACAATGGATGCGGGACTGCAATTTGCCCGTGGATTGGAGGGATACAGTGGTTTTCCATTTTTATCAATGGGAATACCCTGATTGGTATCTGTGCAATATCCACAATATCCACTATATACATCATTATCCACATCTGTACATGTTTTAAGTGCAGCGCATTTATCAACAAGCATATCTTGTTTGGCTTGATTCAAATCAAAATACCATTTGCTATATTGTGCATCAGTAAATCCTGGTAGAGGACCCTTACTTGTACCAACTACACCTGAGGATACAACAGGGTAGGGACTTCCTTTATTGGGTTTGGTATAGACCCATCCGCATCCGATGGGTTTATTTTGATTAACTGCAATCAAATCATCAATGGACGATGATGCACATTGTTTGGCCAATGCTGCAAGATCGGGACTGATATCTGTTTTAAAAATATCATTGGGATATGCAATGGCGGGATCCTGATAGCTATTACCGATCGTATCTACGCTTTGAATGGCTTTATCAAATCCAGTAAGACCGGGAGTGGCCGATGGAACGATATTAGGAAGTGTTGCATAATATTTATTTTGATTGTCAATGTATTGTGAATGAGTATCGGCGGGGCTACCTGAATTAGCATACCCCTCTTGTAACGTCATTGTATCCAGTAAACGCTGGAACGTGGACATCCTATTCTTATCTTCGTAAGTATTTATGAGTGGGGACACAAGCGTATGCTCCGCTAACACACCCCTCACTGTTTGCACATTTAGAAATAATATAAATATTTATAAATGTTATTTATAAGTATTTATAACTAATTATACACAATTATGAAAAAGTGAGGGGTGTGTTAGCGGAGCATACGCCAGCGTCTCCACCACTAGCCATTAATCTGATAGACATCATTTGCCCAACCACCACCTTTTCCATTTCTGCAATTACCAGACCGTCCATATTTTGAATAAGAGCTAAAGTCCTTCGCAGCCGCACACCAGCCGCCATCTTGAACTGCAAAGAGTTTCATTCCCCGTTCTTTTGCAACAGTATAGCACGCATTAATGGCATCACTGCGTCCTTGATAATTGCCTGATATTCTTGGATCAGAACCATCCATTGGCGGGACGGCTCTATTTCCTGTATCTGCCCAGCAGCCCATAGAACTATAGGGAGTATCTTCTTGCAAATCCGCAAATACCATACGATTTGGTGGTAACCATGAATAAGTATGATTGGTAGATGTAATGGAATTAGAGATATATACTCTACCAGTATCATCATCAATAGATAACACGGCACCAAGAATACGAGACTGACAACAGTCAGAACGGTTAATAATAGTTACTTTATAAATGGGCATAACTGATCCCAAATCTACCGTAATCCATGGGATATCACCACATGATGTGTGTGTGAAGTTATACCATGCTTCACCCTGTCCATTGATGAAGTTTTGAACGGGAAAGGCATCGCCTGAATATCCACTTGATTTGGTAACGGTCGTGCGAGGTGTAATAATATTAGGGCCATTTTTGACGGAATAGACCATAATTTGTGCCAAATTCAAACATTCATATCTACTCCATTGTAGGGTAATGTATCGGCCTGATATGGTTTTTGTTGGGGCATTTGGATCCGCAGTAGGAGTGACCTTAACATATCCTTTATAATTTCCATCTGATTGAAATCCGCCATTCACATCCCCTTTATAGCATCCACTGCCCGATCCATCAATAGAATAGCTAATAGCTGCGCATTTATCCCCCAAATCGGTACAATTCTGCTGGGCTTGTTCTAGTGATAATCCGCTAAAACAGGAGGGCTGTGGTCCAGATGTTTGTGGATATCCGCCATTGGTAGTCAAATAATAGGGTTTATCATCTGTAGGGTGATTCCACTGATCGCCATTAAACGGTAAAATAGTTCCAGTTGGATACTGATCAATATCTGGTTTAGCTCCATAACAATAGGTTGCAGCATTTGCACCAGGATTCATGGGAGTACTGTTTACACCCTGTTGACCATTCATAACGGATGAGGTAATAGGCATCATTGCATTGGGAGAATCCGCTACCCATCCCCATGCAACCATATCCGCCCCTTGTTTTTGAGCAGTTTTAAGTTGTGCCGCAGTAGCAACTTTAGCATCGTATTTGGAGCATACAGTAGCAGCTTTATCTGTTGTGACGGGTTCACTTACCATAAATACTTCAGTGGGACCATTTACAAAATTTGCATCTGAACTGCCGAGTTTAATACCATATGCTTTTTGAATGGCATCTGCACGTTCTGAATTAGGCCGTGTATTATCATTTGCAAGACGGTTAATGTAATCATAGTCCTTCTTGGCAGCATTTACACCGCTTAGTGCCTTTCCATAGTCTAGTCCCGTTTTGGTAAGTGGATCAACCGCTGTACCAGGATAATTGTAGGTGGTAGGAATAACACCAAAATCAATATAGGGTTCGGTTTTAGCACTGGCATAGGAAGGAGGCAATCCATAGGTTGGGCCAATGTGTGTGGTACCACCTTGATTGGTATACAAATAGGATAAACATTCTTGTGACAAGGGGCCTGCTGCATTTGCAGGTCCATCACATGGTGTGTTAATGGGTACACCTGTCATGTACATAGATACCGTATTCCAATCAGGAATAGATAATGGCTTTCCTGTTGCATCTTCACCAGTATAGGCCTGGCGTGACTTGACTGCGAGAGTATCTGCAATATCATCAATGTCTAAATTATTGCCATTGGCAGACTTTTGTAGTGCATCGGATGTTGCCTTATCTGTGGGATAACCAGTACCTTGTTGTGTTCCGCCAAGTTGTGTCCAGCGAGATTGTAAGCATTCCAATTTATAGTTTCCAGGCGAATTTGCTGTACCATAGCAAGGATCTGATTCCAAGAAGGTTGCAGATTCTGCTTTGGTAATAATTGGTCCATTGTCGCATGCGAGTGCATCCCCATCATACATATTGATAAATGTAAAAGGCATGAGGCAAGCTAGTGCCATATTTTTTTGTCCATTTCCAGGAACCAATGAAAAGCAGCGGAAGCCATTGCATGTTTTTGATCCACCAATACGTGCCTTTGAATTGGTAACAGTATCACTTTGAATGATGGTTACGATATCTATTTTAAATGTTCCTCTGGCGGTAGATCCTTCTAAATAGCCACTAATATAGGTAGGTTGTGTAGTTCCTGAATAGACATTAATGGTAAAACTGCTTCCTTCTGCATCAGCGGGTAGTTCCACCTTAATACCGTTGGAAGGATCCAAATTCGTCTGACCGATAGAAATGCCCTTATTTGGACTTGCAATAGTGATCATTCCATTTCCAAATAGATTTAGTGTAGAAGGAAGTTTACCAGTTGCAGGATCTACTCGTGAAAAACTCTGTGAGGTATAGCATTGTGTGCAATTGGGGGACTTAAAGGATTGTTTGGTTTCGCAATCTACCTTTTCTTTTACCACAATACAGGAATCTTTAGAGATACTGAATTTACCAGATGCAGCTTGACCAATAGTAGGCTGATAAACCTTATAGGGGTCATAAGGTGCGGATCCAGTATCCTGCACATTTTTAAAGGAGCGAGCTTGTTCTTCACGATTGTCATCAGAAATATACAAACCACCCGTAAAAGGGCGTCCGCTAGATGCAATACCCATACTATCAAAACTCATTCCACAATTGGCTGCAAATTTAGGATCATCAAAGGCACTGCATGTTTTGTCAGGAGTGGCTTCACATGCTTGTGCTTTGGCAAGGGCGTCAGGTAATTGTGCAAGGGTTTTAAAGGTTTGCGATTGAGATAATGTATTACCTGTAGAAGTTGGCACAGTAGCGAGTGGATTAATGGCTTGGACTACTTTAGAAGAGGTATCTGGTGAAACAGGGATAGCTGGATTGGTTGCATTTACCGTTTGTACAAATGGATTAAATTTTGTTTGAGAAATATCCATATAATCTAGGTGACTAGAAACCGGAACATCAAATCCTTCCTTATAGGATTTACTATACTTGAAAAATACAGTAAGGATTATTAAAACTGTAAATAATAATATAATGTTTAAAAACATTATTATCTACTTCACAAATAGAATAAAAAGAGAGATAAGATTTTAACAGATCATTCTAGTTAGACCTGTGAGGGGGTTAGGGGGACGCTGGCGTCTCCCTTTAATAGTTATTATCAGGCCGTAATTGAGGCAATGAATCCATTTCACGTGTAATAATCCGAAATACAATATTCAATTGTTTGTTTAGATTGATCAAACGGACAGGCGACTGAAGATTTACCCCAAAAGCATTGAGCGTTGCGCCAAAATTGGGTCCAAATGACTGCAATAGTACACTACCTGTACTAGGATCTTGATAAGGTGCCTGAATAACAATATAATTTGCATAACCCACTTCATTAAATCCATCCACCATATTGGTGTAATTTGTTTCATGTGCAAAGGATGTGCTGTGTGCAAAATCAAGTGCAATATGTCCCTCAGGACGATTAATCCAATTACTAAAGGTACGTAGACTCTGACCATACGTAGGATCATTCAATGCTGCATCTGAATAGGTATATCCACTAATTTGAATGCGATCGCCTGAGCAAATTTCAAACTTACTAAAATATTTAGAAGTGTTGATATAAAAATTAGCGGGATCACCGTTTAGATCAGGTATAATAATATTATATTTCAAAGATGTTAATTGATACACAATGGTATTTGTAAAGGGAAATGCAGATCCTTGGACGGGATTTGCAGCAGCAGGATTTACATAATTCTGTGGAGCAACAATGCCCCCAATGTCAAATGTATCAGGTGAATTGCTAACAAGTTCTCCATTAGGGCGACGAATATCAATAGTCATCTTTTGCAAAGTGGATAAGGGTGTAGGATAGTATTCCTTCTGGCACTTCATGAATTTAGGAATCATCGCCAAGAATCCCTTACTGTATGGTTTTTGTCGGTCAAAATCCGAAATCCACTGGGCATCATATTGTAACACACCGAAACTGCGATCCAGAAAATTATCTGTACCATAATTGTTATTTTCCAGCTCTGCCACACGAAGAATGACATAGGGCATGTTCAAAATATTATCTTGGTATCCCGTATCTGTAGCAGTACTTGTATTTGTGCGAAAGACGGTGACATCCAAACTCTCACCAGGCATAATTGCTTTAATCATTTCAATGCGAACGATATTCTTGAACTTCTGCTGAGAAGCCAGATTGGGGCCAAAACTCTGTGCATTAGCAGCAGGATCAAAGTTCACCGTGAAATTATAACGATTCTCTTTATTATTGCGCAACCAATCACGATCTGCCGAATAAATGAACAAATTATTTTCTACTTCACGGTAACTAACAATGTTGTCTTCACGGATAATATTGTTTTGCTGTAAGGTATTCTTCATAATAGATGCTAGTTGTGGTTCCACAATGGTAGGATTGGCATTGGCTTGGCCAAGTCCACGTGGATCGGGAGAGCCCGTCATCGTATCAAAGGAGCCAACAGGCGCCATCAGAAGTTCACGACGATCGGGCATAATCATGAGCGGCATATCATTGCCCGTCTTCTGTGCAGGTTGATTACGTTGAACAAGTGCCAATTCCGTATTACGATTCTGCATATCCTGTTGTGCACGAAAGGAGGAATCTGCCTGAATGCGACCTTGTAGACCAGCTTCTGCCTTCATGAGCTCTGTGTTTTGCTGTGCGACACGAAGCGCTTCCATTTCACGTTGTTTCTTGGCCCGTTCAAACATTTCTGCGGCGGGTGGTCCATCTTCCGTAAGTGCAATGCGAAAATCGGGAATAGCAGGAGGTAGTGCTTTGACCTCAT